CGTTCTAAGATCCATGGATTTTTCGTTAGAGGAAAATATCCTTGGATGCAGGGGACTGGGATTGCTGACACAACGCCTTTCAACTCATTGGCAATGATCATTGCTTGTGTTGGAGTTTTCAGTAAGAATTATGCTTTTGTGGGTCCTTTGCTGGGTTCCTATCATAGACCAGCAGACTTCAAGACCGTTGAGGAACTCATATCGGCTTCTTTCGCAACTCTGGGACTGTCCATGAAAATCAAGACTTTCAGTAGTCTTGATGGAGTGACTTTTCTTAGAGGTTGGTGGGTGCCATGTGATTATACTAGAGAAGGTCAGCATTTTGACCGAACTTGGCTTCCTTTGCCTAGCATGGTGTTGAAAATAGGTAAGACTATTCGATCACCCAGCGAGATTTACAAAGAGAAGTATCCAGGTGAAGGTTATGGATGTCATGCTTTCGCGGTTGCCGAAACCTTGAGGTTCGTTCCCAGAAATTACCCGATTCTCGGTAAATTTCTGGAGGTTTATGACCGGTTTTCAAAACAAGGAAGCCGTGAATTTGTCCACGAAAATCCGTACAAGACTAAGATTGACTATGGAATTAGGAATATCGACACGTCTGCTTGTAGCGACTTGATCCACAGCAGATATGAGTGTTCAGTAACCGAAATCGGTGAAGCACACGAACTGTTAGAAGAAGTTAACTCTCTCCCCGCCTTGGTAAGCCACCCAGTCTTTCTGAGGTTGAGAGACGTTGACTACTTTTAATAGTGCCCCGGGGGGGGCGACTGGGTTTTGAATTAATGCATAGTTATCAGCATGAAAAGAAAAGACCAACGGAAACTCCACAACGACGGAGTCGCGATATCGCAAATCCAAAAGGACCTCCATAAGCTCAAATCTCGCTTTGGAAGTCTCGCCATTGCTCCCAATTCTGCAAGGCATGCAAGAGAACTAAATGAGTTACTGTCTACTAAGGATCTCCAGGAGATCATGTGGAAGAATAGTGTTTATCACCCTTTCACAGCTCCTCCAGCTCCAATTCCGGCCAATTTCTACACAGGTATAGAGAAATCTGACATGTGGAGAGGTTGGACAAACGGAACAATGGTGGCCAATTCATCAGGGTTTTGTTGTGCCATGTACGAAGCGGACATGTGGGACGGAAAGCACATTTTGGGCCCAGATGGCGATTTGGGAACTGCGGTGAATTATACTATCTCAACCTTCGCGGGTACTTCCAGCCCTGCTGTAGCTTCAGCAGTGACTGGTGTAGTGAATCCCGAGGTTGCTGACGTATCATCAAAGTTTACCTCAGACGTCAACACTG